GGAAGAACCACAACTCCGTGATTTACCTGATTTGTTTGGCTTGGACTTTGGTTATAGCAATGATCCTTCTGCCTTTACTCATTCCAAGATTGACATGAAAAATAAACGTTTCTATGTTCTGGAAGAGTATGTCAAAAAAGGAATGCTCAATAATGAAATAGCCAATGTAATTAAACAAATGGGTTATACCAAAGAAGTTATTACGGCTGATGCTGCAGAACCAAAGTCAATTGCTGAATTAAAGCGTGATGGGATATATCGTATTCGGCCAGCAAAGAAAGGGCCGGACTCAATTATTCAGGGTATTCAATTTTTACAGCAATTTGAATGGATTGTTGATGATCGTTGTGTCAAAACAATTGAAGAATTGGAAAACTATACATATAAGAAAGACCGTAAGACTGGTGAATATATCAATGAACCTGTTGATGCTTATAATCACTGCATTGATAGTTTGAGATATGGAAGTTCTGAATATAACGGAATGGCTAGTCCAAAGGCAACTGTAATGAAAAATATTTACATTTGAGGTGGTGATTGAATGTCAGAAATTAAAGGGCAAGTAGTTGAAGGAAACGTGTTTATCTATCCTAAAGACGATGAAATGACAATGCCAGACTTGCTTAAATTTATTAGTAAGAATAAAAGCTTGGCAGAAGAATATAAGCATAACCTTGAAATGTATAAAGGTAATCATGATATCTTAACCAAGCAACCACGACAGTTTGGACCAGATAATAAGTTGGTGGTCAACCTGCCACACTATATTGTTGATACGTACAATGGTTTCTTTGCGGGTATTCCGCCTAAGGTAACACTGGATGATAAAGAAACTAATAGCTTATTGCAAGAATGGAACGATGAGAATTCATTACAAGATAAATTAAGTGAGATTAGTAAGCAAGCGGACATCTTCGGACGGTCACTTGCTTTTGTTTATCAGGATGAAGATAGTCAAACACGGATTTCTTATTCATCTCCAGTGGATTCTTTCATGGTTTACGATGATACGGTATCACGACAACCGATGGCTTTTGTTCGCTATTGGAAGAATACAAATAGTGTTCAAGTCGGAATGGTTTACTACAGTGATAAGACCATTTCTTTTGAAGGCAGTAAGTTTGTAGATGAGACAACTAATCCTTATGGTTTAGTACCGGCCGTTGAGTTTTACGGTAACGAAGAAAGACAAGGTGTTTTTGATAATGTTAAAACGCTGATTGATGAGTTAGACCGGGTATTATCGCAAAAAGCTAATCAGGTTGAGTATTTTGATAATGCTTATTTGAAGATACTAGGAGTAGACCTAGATCAGGATGGCGACGGTAAACCAGATGCGGATTTAATTGGTAACCAGATGATTTATAGTCCGGATGCTGATGCTACTAATGCAACTGTTGACTTTATCAGTAAGCCTGATGGAGATAACATGCAAGAACACATTATTGATCGTCTAGTCTCAATGATTTATCAGATAAGCATGGTGGCTAATCTTAACGATGAGGCCTTTGCCGGCAATAGTTCTGGTGTTGCTCTGCAATATAAACTCTTGCCAATGCGGAATATGGCCTCGAATAAAGAACGTAAATTTCGACAAGCTTTGCGGCGTTTATACCGAATTGTGTTTAGTGTCGGTCAAGTATTGCCTGAGGTACATTCAGAGGACTGGAGAGAGCTTAAATTTACTTTCAAGAGGAATTTACCAGATGACATTTCAAACGATGCAGACATCGCTCAGAAGTTACAGGGGATGGTATCAAAAGAAACACTATTGTCTATTTTGCCATTTGTTGACGATCCTCAAGAGGAAATCAAACGGATTAGCAAAGAGAAACAAGAGGATATGCAACAAGCTCTTAAATATGGCCCTGCCGCATTAGACCAAGATAAGCCGGACGGTGATGAAGATGGCGATGCCGAATAGTGATTACTGGAAGAAACGAGAAGATGAAGAGCGAAAGTGGCAAAAGAAAAATATTGCTAGTGATGAAGCTTTTAATCGTTTAATTGAAAGATACTATAATCAGGCTATCTCACAAATCAATAAAGAAATTGATCATCAGTATCAATCTCTCGCTAAGTCTGTGGGTGGTCTTCGTAATGCTTATTCTACCGTTGACATGACTGATATTGCAGATTATGAAACCGAAGCACAAAAGGTGGTCATGCAAGCTGCACAAATGAGAGCGCAAGGCAAAAAGGTTACTTATAGTTCGTTTGGTGATGATGTAAATCGTCGAATGAAGGTGTACAATGCAACGATGAGAATTAACCGCTTGGAATATCTAAAAAGCCAAGTTGGTTTACACCTTACAGAAGCTAACATGAATATCGAAAATGCCACTCGATTGAAGTTAACCGACAGCTATATCAATGAGGTTAAACGGCAAAGCGGTATTCTTGGACGTAATCTTAAATTTAATAATGCTTTGATTGAAGATACTAACATTGCCAAGATTGTCATGGCTCAAACTGCTGGAGCAAACTGGAGTCAACGCCTATGGCTTAATCAAGACGCATTAAAAGCTCAGCTAGATGTAGTTCTTTCTACTGGGTTTATCACTGGTCAAAGCAATCAAGCAATGGCTCGTCAGTTGCGCAATCAGATTAAGAGTACAATTAATAATCATGCATATGTTGCCGAAAGATTAGTAAGAACTGAAACGGCACGTGTTCAATATCAAGCACAAATTGATAGTATCAAGGCTGCTGATTATAAATACGTAAAATGGTATGCTGAACCTGGAGCTTGTCATGTTTGCCAACGAATTGCCGATAACGATGAATATGATCTTGGTTATGGGGTCTTTCCAGTTGATGAAGTTCCTCAAATTCCTATCCATCCGAATTGTCGTTGTAGTATTAGTGCTTATTGGGTTGAGGGCAAGGATAATTTAGGTAAAAATAGTAGTAAGAAAACTTCTGAGTCATCAGATAAAGATAACTTTCAGAAGCTGATGGATACTGATATTACTAAGTTGAAGAAAGATGATATTGAATATCTTGGCAAAGCAATTAATGAAAAATACCATATCGATAGAATGCTAGGTGATAAAGACGGAATTGCTAAAATTATTGCCAATTATCGTCAAGTTGGGGGTACGGTTGAAAAGAGTCAGTGGATGCCACGGTCAAATGCAAGTGTGAAGAAAGCATTAAATGAAGCTTTTAATCACTACCCCAGTGACTGGGTTAATTATTTAAATAATGGCGAATTTATGTATGCTGGTAAAAATCAGCGTGGATTTTATACAAGACATTATGTTGATGCACGTGGTAGATTTAAGGCACCTTCAACAATAAAGACCCAGTCTGACATTCCAAAATATCTTCAAGATGATAAAGCTGGTAAATATAATACAATCTTTTCATCGGGTCGTCCTACTACAGCTTGGCATGAGTTAGGCCACTTCGTTGAAACTCATAATGAAGATGTTGAAAGGATTGAAAGAGAGTTTCTTAAAGAGCGGACCAAAGGTGAACAGACAAGCCGGTTATATGATATTTACAATGGTTTTATTAATTACCGACTAAGTGAAATTACTAAGAAAGATAATTTTATTAATCCATATATCGGTAAAGAATATCCTAAAGGAACAGAAGTACTTTCGATTGGTTTGGAATCATTATTTGAGCCAGGAAAAGGACAATTAAAATCGATTGGCAAAGATGGTAAGAATAAATATGTTAAAATTAATGAAGATGAAGAATATTTGAATCTAATACTAGGATTATTATTAAAGGGGTGATTATTGTGAGTAAATTGAATGCTGAGTTAAAGAATTTAAAAGAAGCCCATGATAATTACGAAAAGAAATTTGGCGTTGGTAGTCTTGATAATGCTATTTCTTATTTTGATCCAGTAAACCCAGATATTCATAATATTCAAGAAGGCATTAAAATCTTGAATGATGCAATTAGAAGTGGGAAGCCTTTACCAAAGCTTTCAAAAGAAATGCAATCAGATATTATCTATTAAACATTCAGATTAATTCTGAGTGTTTTTTATTTTCTTAATTAAATTATTTTCAAAGAGGATCCTTTATTTTCAAGGGTTCTCTTTTTTCGTAACTAAATTATGTCCGTTCCGTGTGTAGTGGACGTTAAACAAAACCCGAGCAGTCTCCCAGGACATTAAATGCGAGTAAAGGAGGTCCACAACATGGACGAAAATAACAACACTGAAGTTCAAGAACCACAAGTTACTGATCAACCAAAGGATACTGGTACCGATCCAAAGGAAGATAACAAATTAGATGGTGACAAATTAGTTAAGAAACT